AAACATCTATAGACAGTGGAGGGTTTCTAAGCAATCCGCAATATGCAAAAATGGAAGAATGGATTAAGGGATTATAAAATACAAATATTACTTATAGGAGAAAAAATGGAAGACGATAATAAATTAAATTGGTTGCATTGTTATGAAGGCAAGTACGTAATTGTCCGTTCGTATGATTCAGGGGTGCATTTTGGTAAGATAAAATATTATGACCCTGTAACTCGTCATGTTTTGCTTGAAGATTCAAGAAGGCTTTGGTATTGGAGAGGATTTACCCTTTCTTATTGTGCCAACCATGGAATGGCAGATAAAGAAGCTAAATTATCAGAATTTTTATCTCAACTTGTTGTAGCTAACGTTATTGAGTTACTTCCTTGTTCTGAGGCAGCAATTGATAATATGAAAAATTATCCCACTCACGCACCATTGTAATATTAACCATGACCAGAGAAGAATTTTTATTAAAAAGTAGACGGAATATTGGCCATATATATGGTTATGGCGGTGGTTATGGCGGTGGCTCAGGCGCTGGCGATGGCTCAGGCTTAGGCTCTGGCTCAGGCTTTGGCACTGGCTCAGGCGACGGTTCGGGCTCTGGCATTGGCACTGGCTCAGCAGGCTATGGCTCAGGCTTTGGCACTGGCTCAGGCTATGGCGGTGGTTATGGCGGTGGCTCAGGCTCAGGCGACGGTTCTGGAGATGAAGATGGTTCTGGAGAAGGGTAATGAGTTTTTTAGATAAAGTTAAAATTTTGCACAAAGATTCAAAGAATGCACCTGAATCAGCTTCTCCAACATATGGAGAGAAGACAATAAGTGAAGCTCAGGTGCAAGACCTTGTGGTAAAGATACCAGGGTTAGAACGTAGGCTTAATAATGTAGAGGAAACGTTAAATAAACTTATTGAGGGATTAAATGGACACGGATGATTTAGAAAAAAGAATGAAAGAAACGTTAGAAACGTTAGAAATTTTAGAAGAAAACGAAAAAAAGCTCACCAAGTCGTTGATTCGGATGTATTATTGTTTTTTGGCAATAACTATCATAACCTTATTTCTTCATCTGGGTAGCGAATTTTACAAAGAGTTTCCTTTCGATTATCTGTACCGTATAATGGTTTCAGCAACCTTAGGGTCTTACACAGCACGGCTTATATTTGACATTCGCTCCGAGCGCAAACGTTTTTGTTCATTGGATATTTTGAAAAAGATGATAATTTAAAAAGGAGGGTTACCCCTCCATATTAAACGTATAGCCCAATTTCTTCAGCCAATTGATCTTTGTAAGCTTTAACTTTTTTGAAATACTCTTCTTGTTTGATTTTCCATTTATCGTATTGATCTAAAAAGGAGCGCCATTCTTTATATGAATGTATCTCATCGTTTATTCGTGGGTACGTATCATCAATCATCATGGCATCTATTATTGCTGTATTGTTCCACGTGGCTCTATTAACATAATATTTTTCTTTGTAAAGCAAAATTAGGCAATCGCCATCATTATAGTCATCATCCCAATAATACGTGCAATCTAACATGTGTTTTTTCGTAAGATAACGGCGATAATCCATCTCGGTTAATACATCCATAAGAGCATAAAAATCTGAATCTCCCTGAGGCACCTCTTCAAATCCTTTCAATTCAATTATCATTAAGCATTTTCCTTTTCTATTTGTGTAAATCTTCGTATAAAGTCTCTAAGATCTTTAACTATAAGTGGCGCATATGCCCAGTCTTTAAAGTTTTCGATCAACGCTTCATCATCAATAATGTTTTCAATATCTATAGTAATTGGCAGCACAACCTGTAAATATTCTTCCTTCTCGTGAGAAATAGGATTAGGAGAGGCAAGGTTAAGAGATTTGCTTACCTTTTTTTTAAAAGTACGAATTAATAAAAGATCATGTAAATGTTGTTGCTTGGGAAAAACAAAGCATTTCCATTTTGGATTGTTTGTTTTTATATGCTCAATAATCTGCTCTACCAGCTCTTCATGAGTGGGAAGATCATTAACCAAAGATTTTTTAGAAAAAATTGCCATTACTACTTAAACGTTTATTATATTGCTTTTTATATTAATTTATTTTTAAATAAAAAGAAAATAAAAAAAATTAAGGATTTAAAATGGGTAGACCAAAGGGAAGTACAAATAAAAAAATTACAACTAAAGAAGAAGCAATCAAAAAGGAAAAGCAACGTCTGTATATGGCTAAATGGAAAGAAAAGAAGAAACTTAAAGAAGCTGTCTGGACAGAATCCTATCAAACAGACGTAAAAGAACCCGTTTTGTTGGATGAAGCGGTGTCAGTTCCTGAGGGTCCTCAACGTGATGAAAAGGGTAAATTCTTGCCTGGACACAAAGCTACAAGGAATGTCAGGAATCCATTCAAGAAGATGCTTGACTCAATCATTTTAGAAAATCCAGAGAACTTTAAGAAGTTTGAGCAAACAATAGAGAAACTTTTGACTAAATCATCAGAAGGAGAGCTTCAAGCAATTAGTATTCTTTTCAAATATCTGATGCCTGGCATTGCAGAACATGGTTTAGAGGCTATAGGCAAGATACGCACATCCACGGCTGCTGAGCTATCTGAGTCAATGGATAAGGTAATAGGACATATGGCAGAGGGGGAGATATCACCAGAGGCTGCTAATAATTACTTGAGGTGCTTGAGTGTTAAACGTGAGTTTATGCAATTGGCTGTAATGGAAGAGAAGCTAGCAGCTATTGAGCAACGTTTGACGACAGCTGGAAAATAATAGCTTGCTCGAATTTTTAAAATTAAGAACAATATAGTATTGAAGGATCGTGATGAAAGAAAAAGAGAAGACTCCCCTTACGCAGTTTTTGATCACAACAAGAAGTGAAGAAGGTTGTTGGGTTGAAAGTGTAGGGGAAGGGGACAAAATTACGTGTTGGGATTTGGCAATAATTGCAGCTGCGGCTTATAGAATGTTGCTTGAGTCCAGTGATGGAGTTGTTGAAGTGCAAGAGGTAAGGAAAGCTATCGACGATCTTTTCAACGACATTCAATCTCAATTTATCAATTCACGCACAACAACAAAACATTAAGGATAAAAATGACAGACAAATCAAATCTACATGTATTAATAAAAGTAGAAACAATCAACGGAGAGCCTATGGGGTCTTTTGAATGTAAAAATCAACCGACTGCTTCTCAATTATGGCACTTATTAGAATTGTGTATGGGGGGCGTGATTACTCAATTTCTAAACAACATGAAAAATGATGACGTTTCAGACGCTAAAAAATTATATGCAGTTTGTAAAGTGGGAATTGCAGAGTTACTAGATAAAGTGGAGGATGAAGTTATTGCTAATTTTTACAAAAGTCGAAACGCTAAGGTGCACTAAGGTATCTTGGTAAATTAAGGAATTGTTTTGATATGAAAATGAAAAAGCATGAATTACTGATGGCTATACGAATTTTAATCAAGATATACGATGACGAGAAAAGCGAAGCTACTTTGTCCGTGCTTCGCTCTTTGCTTAATCTTTATTATGATCTGCCACCAACTCCTGATTATGCCTTGATTCAAAATAATACAGAATACGATAATTATTGACTTAAAGTTTTTATTAAGTAAAAATCAATCATTATACTTGTTTTGGCAAATAGATGAAGTCTGTAAATATTAAAGATTCTGCATGTGATGAAAACATTTTTGTTCGTTTGGAAGCTCTAAAGTTAGCTTGTGAATTAGTTGGCGATATAATTTTTGATAAAGATAAAGCTAGTCGTTGTAGGCCTGGAGAGGGTTTTTTAAATGGTTCTGAGTTAGAAGAATTTTTTGAGATAGCTGAATATAATTACCGATTTATTGTAAATGAAGATTTGGATATTGATTCACGTGAACAAGGTGAAAAGATATTAGCTCATCGTCGCAAGCGGACTGATCGTGCTATGGCTAATATTAAGGGGGAGTAGACATGGTGGATAAGAAAAAATTAACAGACATTATCAACGGACTAGAAAGTATCAACGAGCATAAGGAAGTATTAGCAGATGAAGCTAAAACAGTGCTTATGCAAGCAAAACAAGACGGGTTTGATATTTCTATCATTAAAGAGATTGTGCGCCTGAGAAAGCTTAAGAATGGTGAGTTTTCACAGCATCAGGAATTGATTGATGAATACATGAAAGCATTGGAGATGATTTAGGGTGAATCTCAAATCAAAAATTGTTAAAAAGATTGTGCGGTTTTTAAATTCTTTCTTACATAAGCTGCAGCCAAGAATTCACATCAACTTAGGGGCTCCTGAATTCCAAAAAAAGCCACATCATTACTTTCCTTTTGTCACTCCTGTCGATAGAGAACTTAATCTTTGTTTGAAAGGACTTCAGAAGGGAGAGCCTGATGTGGGGGCTATGTGTCGAGTTGATTTAGCGATTAAGCATGAATTGGATGTGCTTGAGCAATCTTTAAAAGACGGACTCTTTTTTTCTTGTGATGAAGATAAAAAAACAAAAAAACAGTTTTTAGATTTTAAAGACAAATTTTATGGGCTGGATAAAAATGACGCAAACAAATAACAATTCTATATTCAAAACAGCTGCTGAGTTATTAGCTGAAGAAGATCCTATCATAAAGCGTGTATGGGAACACTATGCGGTAAACAAGAATCCAGCTCCTATTGATTCATTGGATGTGCGTCACTTTTGGAAAGCGGTTAGTGAAAAGGCTCATGAATTGGCTAACAAAAAATAATAAGCTATTCAAAACAAATTGATGTTGAGCTAAGCTTTTGCTCTTGTGTATCAAAAAAGTAAGGATTAAATGACGGACAAAAAATACGAAAATTATTCAAAAAGTAAAAACAAAATTTTGAATATTTTGATTGAAGAGGTGAAAAATACAATTTCCGTTCAAGAGTCTTTCGCTTTATTAAATGACCTCCTGGTTGAAGTTGTGGTTGCCTCGGCTCAAAGCGGAAACATAAAAGGAAAAAACAAGGCAGAAATAGCTGACAATGTTAGGTGTATGTTAGAAAAACTCTATAAAAATTCTGTAAAATGTTTTGAAGAAAATTTTTTTGGTGAAGAAGATGAGCAATGAAGAAATAAAAATACAATTTGATATTCCTAATTGGATTACTTATCCTAAAAAAAGATGGTTTCAGAAGCAGTCTTCATACATGAAGAAAAAAGGAGAAGAGTTTTTGAACGCAAAAGCGCATTACGAAAAGATTTATCATAACGATGTTGATAAATATCTTGATGTGCTAATAGCGAATTTTCCTGAATTTATAATGCGACTGCCGGCTGAAGCCCCTCAACCTCTCAAACCAGGGTTTTGGAATGGTCAGAATCTGTGATGATGAATGATAAAGCAATGATTGGAGAATAGGAAACAGATGAGTGATGAGGGTATTGCTACCTATAATACATATAAAGTGCATCATACTGAATATAAGTGTGGCTCAAGGAAGGTGGATATAGAATGTCCTGTTAATGTATGTGCAGCTGATTTAAGAGACATCATTAAAACATTTGAAGCAATGTTAATAGAACGTGAAAGATACGAAGAACAACATAAAGAATGGGTGAAAAGAAGATGAGTGGAGATGAAACAGCTTCGATAGAGCAAAAATTTTTTGATTTGAAAGATATTGTTTATCAAATATTTGAAAGATATTGTTTATCAAATAATCGATACTGATAATGACGTGATAATCAATAATTATTTGGAAGATTTCAGAATATTAAATGATAAAATAACTAAAATTGACAGCACATATGAAAGCAGGAAAAGATATGTATTAGAGTGCATATTAAGTGCGCTAGATACAACATTATTTAATGATTCTGCCGCACGAAGTGCTTATCAATATTGTTTAAGCGCTATGGTAGATGGAAAAATGTTTTAAGATGAGGGATGATTTATACCAATAATCTTTTCTACTTGTATTCCTATTTTTTTATATCGCTCAATGCAACTTGATTTTATCCCTTCAAGTTCGATTTCTATCATGGATATCTTTTTAAGCGTCAGTTTAAAGAACCATTCTGTTTGTATATCTTCTTCCGTATATGAAAAATCAAAACTAGACCTAATCAGTTTCTCTATTAATTCATTTAATTCGTTTTTAATAAATTCTGACTTTTGCTTATCATTCATGTGTAATTCTATATCCTATTGCTAACGATATCTTGATTTACTTATTAATACTTTAAATTACTGCTAATATAGCAGAATGAATAAAGTTATATTTAAAGCAATAAATAATCTCGATGCACGTATTGATGCATTACTTGGTGATAGATTAACAGATGAACAGCTAGAAGAAAAAGCTTTATGTGAAAACTCTTTTTATTACTTTTTAGAGCGTGCATGGCCGATTATAGAGCCTGGACAGCAATTTATACCGGGTTGGCATGCTGAGGCTATCTGTGAGCATTTAGAAGCGCTTTATTACCTTGAGATCACAAGGTTAATTATTAATTGTCCTCCTCGAATCGGCAAATCAAACATATGTTGTGTAGCATTTGCTGCGTGGATATGGGCTAACGATCCTCATTTAAGTTTTTTGTACTCAGCATATGCTAGCTCTCTCTCTATTCGAGATAGCATTAAATGTCGTCGTCTTATTCAATCAGATTGGTATCAATCTCTTTGGGGTAGCTCTGTCCAATTAATGGCAGATGTTAATAACAAACTTAGATTTGATAATACTAAAGGCGGATATCGTATTGCTTCATCAGTTGGTGGGTCAAATACTGGATTTGGTGGACATTTTGAGATATGTTTTCCCTATGAAACCTTAATTACAACAGACTTAGGTGAATTGCCAATTGGAATAATTGTAGAAGATAAAATACAGTGTAAAGCGCTTTCCTTTAATCATGAGACGAACCAAACAGAATGGCAGTCTATTAATCAATATTACAAAACTGATGCGCTTGATGAAATGATCGAAATTGAATTAGAAGACGGCACATTTCTGCAATGCACCCCCAATCATCCCATTTATGTTGAAAATAAAGGATATATAAAGGCAGATGAATTGGTAGAGGGCGATTGTGTTAAAAAATTGTGATTTTTTGACAAATTTCACAATGTTTTACTTCATGTTTATCATGTAGATTATAATAAAAACAACATCAATACTGACAATCTCATAACATTGTGTAAGTATTGTCATGGTAAAATGCATGGAAATACTGACAGGCGTCTTAAATGGAAAGCAAAACTATTAAATCTATTAGAAGGATCAAACCAAAAGATTTAAAAGTTTATAATTTAGAGATAAATAAAAACAATAATTATATAGCCAATAAAATATTGGTACATAATTGTGATGACCCTAACAATGTTTTGGAAGCAGAATCAGCTTTAATTCGAGAAGGAACTAATGATTGGCACGATTTTGTTATGTCAACAAGGTATGCCGGAACCATCGATCAATTTAGAAGATTGGTTATTCAACAACGTGTGCATGAACGTGATGTAAGTGGAAACATCTTAAGCAAAAGTGATGACAGATGGATTCATTTGCGTCTGCCGATGAAATACGAAGCATCGTATAAATGCATGACTATCCCTTTGCCTATGACTGATGGAGAGGTATGGGAGGACCCTAGAGAAAAAGAAGGGGACTTATTGTGGCCTCAAGGAATCTCTGAAGAACGTTACAAAGAAATTGTTCAAAAAGACTTTCGCAATGATTCATATCGCGAAGCAGGGCAGATGCAACAGCGTCCTTCACCAGCAGGCGGAGGGATTCTTAAAACAGAGTGGTTTAAGTATTGGGAAGATCTTAAATATCCTTCCTTTAATTATATTTTGCAAAGCTGGGATACAGCATTGGTTGGTAAACGTCCTGGTGATCAAAATTACAAAGAAGGTATTTGTTATAGCGCTTGTACAACATGGGGTTTATTTAAAGATCTAAAGGGACACAATAATTTGATGCTGTTGTCCGTATATAAAGGGCAAGTTGAATACCCAGAATTACGTGAAATGGCTTTAAGACTAGCTAATAATTATCTTGATACTAATTTAGACAGTCCTCTCTCTTATGGTGATACTTCAAAATCAGTCGACAAAATCCTTATAGAATCACAAGTAAATGGATTTAGCTTAGCTCAAGAGTTAAGTCGAATGAATCTACCTATTCATCATTTTTATCCACGGCGATATGGAGATAAAGAAGCCAGAGCCAGACGTATTGCTTCAGTTATTGAATCAGGTCTTGTTTGGCTTCCTACAAAACCAGACTCAAATATTATTGAAGAATACGGCAAGTTATTACTTGAAGATTGCGAATTGTTTCCGAATTCAAAAAGTAATGATACAATAGACAGTATGTCTCAGGCGTTTATTTACTTGCGAGAACTTGGTGAATTATTTAATCGCGGTGATCATATTCCTGAAATACAGCCCTATAACTTTAAGAATTTTAGGGTCAACAATTTTCAAGGCCCTAGAGGCATGTAAATGGATGAATAGTGATGAAAAACAAATCGGAGTTAGAAGAAGGTAGTCAAAATACCGAAGAACAAGAAGCTTCTGACTACGATGAGAACTATCAAGCTAAAGGATTTAGTGCTGATGACGTTCCTGAAGAAGGTCTTGAAGAGAATGGTATTAAAAAGTTTCCTGATGGCTCTATTGCTATTGATGGTGATTCTTATCCAGTTCAACGAACTTTAGATGAAGATGACCATGATCAAAACTTAGCAGAGATCTTGGATGAATCTGTTTTGTTACAGATTGGAAATTCTTTAAGGCAATCTATTGAAGAAGATAAAGAAAGCCAAGCGCCGTATTTTCAAAACATTGCTAATCTTATTAATCTTTTGGGAATCAAGTCTGCCACATCTGGTGCTGAAAATGCTGATGGTATACCAGAGGCAAACTCTACAGCTTTGTTTGAAACATGGCTGCATTATATAGCAACTGTTATGGGGGCTATTTTTCCATCCAAAGGAGCAGTTGATGCGGTTATTTTGGGAGAAGAAGATGAAAAATTAAAAAATCTTTCCTACAGAATAACTGCGTTCTTTAACTTCTTTTTGTATCAAATTGATAAAGGGTTTGAAAAAGAACTCAAGAGAACAGTTGCGTGGTCCATATTTGATTCTATTTATAGCAAGGTATTTATTGATCCGGTGTTGGGCAGGCCTACCCACAGGATGATTAAGCCTGAAGATTTCATTGTAAACAGAGATCTTTCTTCACACTTGTGCGCATCGCGTAAGACTCAAGTTCATCGCATGGATAAAAGGGAATTTGAGCTTCGCAAGATTCTTAGGGAGTATCGTGACATTGAAATCATGCCTACCTCTTTAGATGGCACTGATAGTGTAATTCAAGAGGAGCTGGATGATATTATTGGGTATGAGCGCAGTGGTGGTGGAAACACTCCAGATTTTTATGAGATTTATGAATGTCATGTGGAATACAGAATCAAAGAAGATCCATCTGCTAAAGATATAGAAATCCCTCTGCCTTACATTATTACTTTAGATGCTCACTCTGCTAAAGTTTTGCGTATTCAACGAAACTGGAAAAAAGAAGACTATCTCAAGAAGAACCGTGAGTATTTTATTAATTGGTCGTTATTGCCTGCTCTTGATGGCGAAGGATATGGATTAAACCAATATGCGGCTCAATCAGCCCAAACTGCCTCTACTATCATGCGTCAGCTGATTATGGCTGGTATGTACTCTAATTTTCCAGGTGGTGTGTATGCTGCGGGTTTAACACTAGAAGAGAATGATATTAGACCAGCACCTGGTCAGTTCGTTAAATTGCAAACAGGTGGAATTTCCTTAGATCAGGCTATTATGCCGCTTCCTTATAAAGAGCCTAGCGGTGCATTGAATGATTTAAAAAATCAAATAGAAGATAATATTAGAAAACCTTCAGCAATTATTAATGATGCTATTTCAGAAATGGCTCCTCGAGCGCCTGCTGCATCAGTATTGGCAATGCTTGAGAATTATCAGCGTGTGCCAAACTTTGTGATTCAAGGATACCATAAGTCTTTTGAACTGATGTTGGGCTTATTTAAAGATCGTTTTGCAGAGTGGTTACCAGAAGGTCAGCCTTATCCCTTTTTAGTCCCAGGTGGCAAACATGTTATTATGCGTTCTGATTTTGAGGAGCATGTACAAATTGTTCCGTCAAATGATCCGTCTCTTCAAAATTCTATGTATCGCTTTATGCGGGCAGAAGTCATTCTTAACAATGCTCGTCAAGATCCCGATATACATGATTTAAAATATGCCAACGAGCTATTTTATAAAAACCTTGGAATAAGTCCTGAAGAGATATCCAAACTATTGCCAGATGAAGAGGAAGAAGAACAGCCCATTCCTTTAGATCTTGTGACAGAGAATCAAAATTTCTTAAATAAGATTCCGGTAGTTGCTGGTATTGAACAGGAACAAGATGCGCATATTATGGGGCATGGCGCCCTTCTTAACAATCCAAGTGCTCAACAAGACCCTGAGATCATAGCGGCCATACAAGCGCATATACGAGAACATGAGGCATTGAAATTACTTATTAATTTCCAAGCTATTACAGGTATGCATATGCCAGAGGATCCAGCTGAAGTTCCAATGGATGTTCAAAACCAAATATCTGTTGCGGCAGCGCAAATGGCAATGCAGCAGCAACAACAGCAGCAAGCAGCTCCTGATCCAATGACAGTACAAGCGCAGGCAGCATTAACTGAGGCTCAAGCTTCTATGGAAGAGGTTCGCGTCATTGAAATGAGAGCGCAACTAGAAGCTGAAAACAAAAAACTTCAATTGATGTTAGAGCAACAAAAATTAGAACTTGATAAATATAAGTTTGACGCAGAGCTGCCTTTAAAAGAAGCCGAACTACAAATTAAGTTTTCAAAATCTCAAATAGAAGATCAAATTAAAAGCGCTGAGACAGAGAATAAAATTAGTATTGATCAAAGTCGATTAGATCTTGATCAAACAAAGTTAGCAGCAGATCTTATGGAAAAAAGCCAACGCTTAACTAATGAGATAACACGCGATCAAGGTAAGTTAGAGCAAGACAAACTTAGTCATTTAGCAAAAACTAATGCGTCACCTTTAGGTTTGTCAACATAAATATTCCTTAAGTATTAATCTTTATGTATACTGTAATTGTCATGACTTTTACTTAAACTAAACTTATAAGGATTAAAACAATGGATATCGATAAAATAGAGCACGGCGAATACCGCCGAGAAGTAGCTTCAAAATTAGGCCTATGTGGGAATGGTCGTATGACCAATCAGACCCCTATTAAACGAGCAACAGGGGGATCTATTCCTAAATTTGCAACAGGTGGTGCATTAAAAAAATTAGGGCATGCAATGCGTCATGATATTTCAAATGCTGCACGTAAAACACGTGAAGGATTTAAAGATTTCGGTCGCAAAGAAAAAGAAGGATTTGAAAACATTGGTCGTAAAATAAAGACAGATGTAATCGATAAATCTCGTCGTGGATTTAACGAGCATGTGAAGCCTGGGCTTACTAAAGCCGGCAAAGCTGCCGCTAACTATGAAACTTTTGGGCAAGCTTACAAAAAAGGTCCATTAGGCATTGCCAACACTAAAAGAGGTTTAAAAAAAACAGCGCACGATATTGACAGAGGGTTTACTAAACATATTGAAAATCCAACGCGTAAAGCTGCTGCTACAGCCAAGAATGCAGCCAGAGAAATTAGTCATGATATTAACAAAGAAGTAATTAAGCCGGCTGGCCGTTATTTGAAAGAGTCTGGTCGTAAAGACAATAAAATGGCTAATGGTGGAATGGCTTATGGAAGAGGCGCTCCAAATATGATGTATCCAGCTGTGA